CCTTTGATCTGCAAGTTCCATAGTCTTTTGTGTGAAAGCTGATTCTTGTTCCTTCGCACGATCCGAAATCCATCGCTGTTGTTCGGGTGGAAGTGAAGTAAAAGTTTCACGATCTTTCGCAGACATTGATTGAGGGGCTGTGATGGTCTGATTATCAGGTTCACTGCTTGCCTCTGCCCTGTCTGCGTCATCTATATCAGTGTCTTCTGCAACATCTGTATCTGTTTTAGCCTCAACAACATCAGCAATTTGCTTTTCGCTAATGTCGGAGTCATCAATTATTTCTCCAGTTTCTTCCAACTCATCAAAAGCAGATTCCATGAAGTTATCAATATCTGCGGGCGTTGCGTCTTCAGTAGCTGTTTCTAAATCCATTAAAAATCTCCGTTTGGATTATTTAAAATATTCGTTTGCAACTGAATCAACTATTCCATCAATTGCTTTATCGCGTCTTTTGTCTTCTTCTTGCGCTGCTATCTGGGCGTTTCTTGCGTTGTCCTCTTTCTCACCACGTTCCAAAACTCTGCAACCAGTAGCCTTTAAATTTTCTTCGTGCGCTTTACGCCCTTCTATTGATTTGCCCGACACAGGGCATTCATATGCCTCATAATCGCTTAAAATTCTTGGTGCAGACAAATGTGAACGCGCTGTAGGTATATACTCAATTACTTTTTTTGGTTTGTCAATTTTAGCTGACCAATTAATATTAGCGTAATTGGTTTTATATAATTGATCCATTAATAGAACCCTCTTGATCCTGTGTCGTTGCCAGCATCAGTTTGCCCGCCAGAATAGCCGCCGCTGCCGCCTAAACCATCAGAAAACATTCCACCACCGTATTTTTGTTGTGCGGTAGCTGCTTGTTTTGCTCTATTAGAAACAATTTGCGGGGTTTGTCCGCCGCTTTCTCTGCTATTCATTGCATTTGTGTAAGCGTTGTTAGCATATACATTATCTAATCTAGCAGCGAGTCCTAGACCAAAACCGCCTGGCATTAAACCTTGTATGGCATACCCTGGGATAGTGTTGTTCATAAAGTTATTAAAGTTAGACGCCCGCTCCCATCCTCGTAAACCGCCTTGACCGCTAGGCATTGTTTCTTCTGGGTTCCAGCCATCACCCCCGCTATCAATGGTTTGTACAGGCTTTCTTATTAGTGCTTGCGCCATTGTTTGCATTAAACAACTCCCAACATAAATAAACTTACAAAATCGTCATCTCGTTTCTTTATTCTCTGACGTTCTTTTTCTTTTCTTATTTCTTCTTGTCTTAATTCTTCTGCAATACGTTCTTTTTCTTGTTTTATTGCAAAAAACGCTTTCATTAAAATCTTTAATTCACGCATTTGACTTAGCATGTCTTGTGCGTTTTTAGCTTTTAGTATTGCCGCCTTTGCATCAACAACTGAAATTGTGCTATCTTTGTAAGCCGCAACAACTTCAATTGCTTCTTCAATATCTTCAATTTGCTCTTCTTCTGGTATGTCTTTGCGTTGTTGCGCCTTTACCCAATCATCATACCAGACAATCTTTTCGTTGGGTCTTCTGCGTTTAGCTCCACCACCAGCAGCTTTGGCATATGATGGGTCAGCATCCCAAACACCTTCGTCCCATTTGCTAACATCCCAATTAGCCATATCTATTCAACCGTTTCAATTCCAACAGGGCGACCATCTTCATAAATTGCCCGCTTTGGCGCTGTGATTGCTCCAACAAGTCGTTCGTTAGATTCAATAATTAACTGGCTTGCTTGGTTCTGCATCTCAGCAATATTAGACAAAGCTTGCTCCATGCCGCCACGGTCAGCACTAGACTGTTGAGATATAACGTCTTTAATTCTTTCAATAGTTTCCTCAATGTCAGTTGTTTCATAACCGCTAATGCTTCCATCTTCGTGATAAGTTAAAGTTTTATTGCCGTGTAGCTCTGACAATGCCATGTCAATGCCAGTGTTTGATTTAGCAATAATTGCTTTTTCCAATGTAGCTTCACGGTCTAAAGCTTTCTGTTCAGCTTCAGCTTGCCGATCCAATGCTTTCTGTTCAGCATCAAACGCCATCTTCTCGCGCTCCATTTGCATGTCATAATCCCATTGCTCTTGCGGGGTAACAACAGGCTGTGAAGCTTTTAGTTCAAACTCTTGCGCTTTCAATGATTGATCGCCACGTTTTAATTCAATTTCAGCAACAGCTTTCTCGCCATCCATTTGTGTGCGTTGAGCTTCTGCGCTCTTATCAGCTTTTAGCTGTTCGTTCTCTTGCTGTAGCTGTTGAGCTTGGCCTTGCAATTCCTGCATTTGCTGTTGCATTTGTTCGTGCATCTGTTGCATCTGCGGATCAAGCTGCCCTTCTTCGCCATCTTCATCTTCGCCAATCATGTCTAGCGCATCTTCTACTTCACGGCCCATTTTAAACTTACGAACAGAAGTCATCAACAAAGATTTAGCCGCTTCTAATGGCAAGTAACCAGCCGCAACCGCAGGGCCAGCATTTTGAATAAACGATGAAATGCCACTGAGCAATTCTGTTATGTTTCTTTGCTCTTGGGCTTGATCGCCTGCAACAGTGCTATCTGTCTCAATGTCAATCCGATAAGCCCGTTGTTGATCGTCCCGCAATATCTGCAAGCACTCATCCCAAGTTGGCTTGTCCAATATTTCTTGTAATTTTGCAGGTATTGGCTGTTGTTGTTGTTGCATCTGTTGCGCCATCATTTGCGCTTGCATTTTCTCTTCTGGCGTTGGCAACTCAACGTCAGTCATAATTTGCATTGTTTCTGGGCTAAATTGCTCTGCAATAATCTCAGCCGCCATGCGTACTAAATCACGGGCATATCTTTGAACTTCGCGTCTTGTATCGTCCAACCGCATCGTTCCAAATTGCGCTTTTAATTGCTGTGCGCCTAATGTTTCAGATGCGGAACTAGAACCGCGCATAATGTCTGCAATGCCTGTAATCTCATAAATAATGGTTTTTACGGCTTCGCGCTGTTGATACAGGTGAATCAAAACGCCCGCAATCTTTTCAATAGGCCAAATCCATACGGCCCGATCTAAACCACCCGCTTGCATCAACGGCAAAACGTCCGTTGCTGGGACAAGCATTGTCTCTGAGCTATCCATAATGTTAGACATTTCCGATATTGTACTGTCGTAAATGCCGCGCACTTTGCAAGCTTCAATAACGCCAGTGATGCGGCGTGTGATCGTATCTAGCTCATTGGCTTGGTCTTCGTAATATCTGAACGGCTCAACAGGCACTAACGAATCAGTGTAGTCAGCGGCGTACATTGGGCGCGGTATAGGCCAGAAACCTTTTAAGTTTAATGGATCTTTGACAGTTTTGCAGGGTCGTTCGCTTAACCCTGGACACATAAACACAACCTCGCGCTTCTTTTTATCCCATATTTCCCAAACTATTGCCCGTTTGAATGTATCGTTTATATCTTCGTAATCTTCTCCGTCCATGCCTTCTGGAGAATAATCTAATGGAATATCTTTGGCGGTATCTGGAAAGTTTTCTTCTAATTCGTCTTTGTCAAATGTGTGCTTAAAAGCGACCCACATAACTTCTTCCCAAGTGCGACCTGGGCCACGCCTAAAGTCTGACCAGCTAACATGCTCAAACTCTACTTCTTCACGCTCTAAAACTTCATATTCGCCTTCGCCATCGATGCCTTGTATCTGTTCGTCTTTGCCAAACGCAGCTTCATATTTAACACGGGTAACACCACGGCCTGTTATTTGACAATCTTTCACCGCCATTTTCATATAACGGTCAAGGTCGTTTTCATCTAACGTGAACGATAAAGCCCTTTCTAAAACGTCAGCGATAACTTTACCTGTTTCGTCCGCATCACGATAACGTCTGCGCACATCAGGCTTTGGTGTTTGATTGTACAGGGCAGGGCAAATGGTCTGGATGTTTGAATACAAAACATTGAATCGGTCGCCTGACTGATAACGACCAACAGTACTGGTGTTGCTTTTTAGATCGTTCTTTTCGTCACGGTAGCGGGCATTAACATCGTGCGCTCGTTCACGCCAAAACTTCTCATCTTTAGATGAAAGATCAAGTTCCATTTGCCAGCGCTTAACGACACCTTGCGGGCCTTCTCCAGCGTCTATGGGTTCTTCTAATGATCCTGTTTGCGCCAGTGCTGCATCACTCATATTTTTTCATCCATCAGGCTGTGGGTATCATTTCTTGATACGTTACTTTAAACAAGACAAAACTGCAATAGTCTCAATCATATCTTGGTTTGCTTCTTTTAGCTGATTTAAGCAAATCATTGAATGTAACGGTTGATTTGCCGCCAGCGTTTATAATTCTACCAGGCTTTTCTTCAACTTTAACTACTGGCTCTTTCCAAACCCAAGACAAATATCTTAGTGCATCAGCGTAATGATTTGTCCAATCGTGAACAGGTTTTTCTCTAAAACATTTTTTGTCGTCATCCCATTCACGCCTAAAATTTGTTAACGCATCTAAGAATTTCTCTTGGCTTTCATCAATCCATAAACGGGGAAAAAGTTGCCGCGCTGCCATAATGCCTTGTTGTTCAGTGTTGGTGTTTTTTAATATCGACACATTTTTTAAGCCGTGGTCTTTGGTAAATTGTTCGTAAACTGATCTGCCCGCAGCCGCCAACGTCTTGGCTTGAGCATCGTGCGGTAGCCAGTGCTTTCCGTAATTGAGCGCCCAAGGCTTGTCATTAATGACTTTAGCGTAATGCTCTAGGTCGCGCCCGTTTGCATCGTATGTATCAATAATTCTAACTTCGCCAGCCAATACCTGGACAAACAATATAACCGTATCGTCAGAATAACCAATATCCCAGACGGTCATTACTGGCAGACTTTCGTCCCATTCAATTGGAAGAATACGCCCTTCTTTTCTAGCTCTAGTCAAATGGCTACCGTAAAACGATCCAATAATTGCCGCTTCAAAACTGCAAAAATATTCTTGCTCAAATAGTGATCTGCCAAGTTCTTCGTCATACAAATCAATATATTCGGCTAAACTTTCGTCTAATTGGAATTGTGTCAAAGCACCAGTATCTTGAATACTAGATAATTCTGCAAACCAATAGTCGGATTTAACCGCCCGATCAAACATGCGTTTTGCGTGATTAGATCCGCGTGGCGTTGTAATAAATGCCGCTGTGCCATCTGATTCTTCAATCATTGGCTTGTGATAAGCCCAAGCCGCTGGATTGCATAACGCCCACTCTGAGTAAGCTATACCAACAGGGCCAGAGCCAACCGTTGCGTCATAACGGTCAGATCCTAAAAGCTGCCAAGTTGATCCCCAGACAGTTTCAATAAACATATCATTGTCGTTAATTCTTTTGCGTATCTCTGGCGGGAAAGCTTCGTCAATTCTGCGTTTGCCTGTGTGACCATTAACACCGTTCCATATTGCTTTTCTTGCTTGAGAGTATTCGGGAAAGCAATGCCAGTATGTGCCAATTCTGCGCCTGGATAAATCACGGAAGCCGTTTAAAACAATTTCGTCTTTACCCCAACGTCTATGTGCAATGGCAATTAATCGTTTTTGTTTTTGTTCCACCAGCGCTCTGTAAAAATCTTGTTGATACCATCTTACCGTAAAATCAACGTCCATCAGGCTTTGGCTCAAAATATGTATTGAAGCTAATATCTCCAGTGTGTTGGTTATCAGTCTTCTCTGACAAACCTAAATCTCGTGCAATGATGTTAGCGTTAAGCAAGTCAGCCGCTGCTCCTGTAAACTTCTGATCCCGAATTACGTTATCTGCTCGTGTAGCGATATGCAGTAAATCTTTTGTCTCTCGATAGCTCAACCATGTGTTTAACGTCACATCAAGAAACCGACAAAGCCCTGTAATCGTCATAGCCCGCACTTTTGGTATCTTAACTATCTCTACTTGACCGCCAACATTCATTGCCTTGCTTTCGTACAACGGGTTGTCTTCAATCCATTCAAAATACTCAACGCAAGCATTCCATAAAACATCTGGGTCGCTGTATTTCATTGGCGGCCCGTGTTTTGTTCTGGCTTCCCAGAATTTATTTCCTTTTGGTGCAGCCATGCAATTTGTTCCTATTTTTAAAAGCCCCAGCGACAAACTTGGGGGCATGTCGCTGGGTAGTCGGGGAGGTAATCTGTTTTACTATTAACCTTATTAATCTAGATTGTCTACCCTACCACAAAATTGCGTTGGGCCTTGGTGCTTTCCGTTAAACAAATACCAAGCTGAATTTTCCATGCCCCCCTTCCCAAACCATTTTACTCTGCCAATAGATTGGATTGTTACACAATGTTTCATGTGCTTTGACATGCGTTTATTGTGCATCATGTCAGCGGGTAATAATAACCAGGCTGGAGCTAATCTGCACAGATGTTTAACAATCGGCTCTAGTACATCCCATTGATAAGGCGGGTTAGTTACAAACGCATCACCGCAACATTTATTTAAATCTATTGCATCTATGCGGTAAATATCATTTCTCTGTGGCTCAATGTCGCCTTTACCTTTAACTGTAAAATAATGATCTTCCAAATGGTTAATCAATGCACCGTTGCCAGCGCATGGTTCGTGATACGTTTTATCGGTGCTTAGATGTTGGAACAATGGAACAACTGCTTCGTATGGCGTTGGGTAAAAATCTTTTTCTATTCGTTCAAATTCAGATCGTTTGCCCATTATTTTAATTTTCTTAATTCAAATTCAAGAACAGCCAAAGCGTTCCAGGCGGCATGGCTGGAGTGCAAAAGTTTCGATTCACTGTCTACACCATCTTTAATTGTGTGCCTTAATAAAGCACGTTTGTACCTCGTAAATCCATTCGGAACGGCTCTCCATGCTTCCCACCCATAGCCTTTTTCAACTGCGCCATAATCACAAATCTTAGAAACTTCAGATAATGCGTTTGGAAATTGTTGCAAAACAGTTAACAAATCTACTTTGCCATTGTCCATTTTAGCCCCATCTTCACCAAGCGTTTTTCCTGTTGGGTCAGTTTCTTTTTGTGCTTTTTTGTACATTCCGATTGATCTCATTATTTTATCCTAGAACGGAAGTTCGTCGTTTAGATCGTCGTTGACTGCTTTAACTTTAGAATCAGGGAACACCTCTTTGATTTGGTTTACCAGCTTCATGCTATCGCTTTCAAGTATGTGTCCAATTTCATCTAACGAATAAACAGCGACACCTTCCAGAGCTGGATCTGTTCGTATAGCCTTAATCGCGTCTGCGTTGCCTTGTGCTACTGCAAACTTAAAACCATCGCCTGTTGTGTGGCTCCAGACGTTTGGCTTCAGCGGAAGCGCCCCAGATGATGTGGCATCCAAATCCATTTTTTCCCAGCCTTTAATTAACACCGTCGATCTTTTTGCAACTTCATTAGGATCGTTATCAATAATCGCCTGGTCTAGTTTTGCTTTAGCTGATCCAAACTTAGATGCGATTTCTGGGCTAACTAAACTCATAAGTCGATCACATCCCCACTTCAATTCGTATCGGTTTGCAATTCGGTCAAGTGGTTTTATTGCATGATGTATGCTATCAGAAATTGTATTTCCATATTCAGCATGATTAGTAAACTGATCTGGTTTTTGTCTTTTTGTTTTAGCCATTGTTTTAATCCTTTATTTAGTTATTTTTTGCGTTAATTTTGCCTTTCGCCTATAGGAGTTCAACTTCGCAAATCTGCGTGAATAATTGCGCGCATTTTTAATGCGCTAATTATTTAGTTGTACTATAGGCGAAATAATTATCCGGCACCCCGTTTGCGTAGATTTTGCGTAGATTTTGAAACTAAATATACGCACCCCTAAATCATGCATTTGTTGGAAATTTTTCATAGTTTACAAATAAACCTTTTTCGTCATGTCTGGTGTCTCCATTACGGTAATCATCTTCAAATAAAACGCCCGAATGTATCCAAGTTTTAATAATTATTTTAGCTTTATTTTCGTCAACTTCCAAAACACCATCAACCAGAACATTACCGCCCCAACGCTTACCTTTGTTCTTAGAATACCTTACACCGTCTTTTAAGCCTCTTTCAATTGCGTTAAGTAAATCTCTGGCCCGTTCTGGGGAAATACCATCAAACGCATCAGGCGGTGTCCATGCGGCAATAACGCCAACACTATCACCAGGCTCAAATTCGTCACCATTATCTAATAAGATTGATTCACGCTGCAACCAAACAGCTTTTGATGCGGGTGGTGACATATTACCTTTTGCGTCATCAATCCGAATATACCAATTTTTCATGTCTGTTGGTATTCCTACGGCTTCTGCTTCTTTGTCAGTCATTACAGATATTGTTCTTGCTGCCCGTACAGCCCCGCTAATAGCTGACGCACCTCTTGCTTGGTTTATGTCCCCATGAGCCGTATTTTGCCCCGTGGCTGGCTTACGAACGTGGTGAGCTAGTTCTACAGCGCAACCTGTCTCGTTGGCTATACGGGCAAACTGGTCAAGCACAGCATCAATTTGTTTATTGTCGTTTTCATCTGCGTGATGCGCCTTAACAAATGGGTCAACTGAAAACAGTTTTATATCGTGTTTTTTTATTTCATTTATAACTGCATCAACGTCTGGCGTTGCAACGACAATGTTACCAACTTTCTCAGCAACTACTAATTTGCGGGTTCTAGCGCTGTCAAGAAACAGCCTATCTTTTATGTCTGACACAGGAACGTCATACCGTTGGCATATCGCTATCACTCGACGTTGTAGCTCATCTATGGGGTCTTCTAAATTATAATGCCAGGCGTTGCATTGATACTTAGGAGCGTTACCAATTAAAGTTTTGTTTGAAGCTAAAGCAATCGCGTCGGTTAACAGCACGGTTGTCTTTGAGCCGCCACCTTGTGCGATTGTTGCGCTAACGTATTTTTCAATTAAATGCGTACCATATAGAAAACTTCGCCTAGCAATCTTGCTTGCCTGTACATTTCCAAACGGAGTTGCTTTTAATTCATCTTGGTTTAATTCTTTATATTCTTTTTCAATTTTTGCAACTGCAACATCTTGGGTAACTTTTACGGAATGTAAATCTAAAACAAAACCATTCTGCTGCGCCATGTGAAAGATTGATCCAGCTCCAATCGTTTTAACCTCACCGATTGAGTTCCACAATCTGTCCGTTTCTGTTGCATCATACTTGGATGATCGCTTTGACCATTTGTGGAATAGCTCCAAACCTTCGTTGCCACAACTTCCAAAAATTGCATGGCAGATATAAACCCAATCATCGTAATGCAAATCTTCATTTGGAATATGAGCAACGGCTAAATCTATCTTCCCTAAATCTGCCATCTTTGTATCTTCAGCAAAATCAAAGTTTGTGTTTTCTGGTGGCTTCGATCCGTTACTTAATGACTTTGCTTTAATCTCACCCTTTTCTGCTAGAGTGTTGTTGCAGACGGCAATAAAAGCTGTAATGTCAGATGGGCTAACCGTTGTTAATGCCAATGGTGGAACATCTAGCAAGCTATCGTCAGGCCAACTATAATTCTTCTTAGTGTCTGGGTGTTTTCCAGAGGCTACAAATTGCTGGCCTTCAGCCAAAACTTCAATACAGGCATCTTGTCCTTTGATTGAATATATCGCAGTTTTAGTTTTATAAAACGGCTCAGAACATTTAAAAACAAACAACGTCTTTGGGGCGTTGCCGATTCGTTCTGGAGCAAAACCTAGTTGATCAATCGCAATGTTACGAATTGTTTCAGCCGTTGCAGGGTCTTTAACATCTATGTCTACAGCAACGATGTTGTGGATTCCACCGCATAGTAACCCAATGTTGCTGTTGCCATGCTTGGCGTAATCTTTAGCAGCTTCTGGCCTAGTTTGCCATGCTTTAAGAATAGGAACTTTACCATTTAACGGAGTTACATCGTAACCTAGAGTTGCCAGTTCTTCTGCATAAGTCTCATATCTATTCATAAGGTCGTACCCTTTAAATATCTGTGTTTGTTTTTGGATAATCTAGAATATCGTAACGTAAATCTTTTAACATAAATTTTTTTTCTTTTTTGCTTCCAATAAAAAATATATACCTATGCTTTCTAGACCGTGGTTTTAAATAAAAATTTTTTCCATATTTTTCTCGCATTGCAACCGATCTATTAGCAACACCCCTAAATTCATCCGCTATTGTCTGTCCATGCAAATGTTCTTTTCCCCGAATTGCCCAATCTGTTCTGTTGGCCGATAACCCGCAATAAAAAAAGTTTGTCGCTTGGTAGACAAATCCAGTATGTTTTTGCGCTATATCTGCAAAACTAACAATAACAGATGGAGAAGGAAGCTTCTTCATAGCTCGTGAAATTAAATAGCTACCGCTGTTTTTGTAATTATTTTTAAATACTAATCTGCTAAGTTCCAAAACATTGCTTGCCCATTTTCCACCGCATATACCAGACCTTAATGTTGCACTTGGTGGGGTTCCAAAAGTTACAACACCCTCAAGTCTATCTTTTATATACAACCCAAAACAGTAACTAACGCTTGGAGTGCGCCTTGCGTAATGCGTATCTATTAAAAGTGGAAGCGCAGACCGTAATGTAGTTGGTAAAATTTTCCAGTTATCCATAAGGTCGTACCCTTTGATAAAATGTTTAGGGTTTTTCGGGGCTACCATGACGGCAACCCCGAATTTCCCTTTCAGCGGGGCGGGTACGAATCAACCCACCAAAAGATCTAAAACTCTTCGTCACCCTCTACAACAGGCGCAGCTTCAGCTTGCTCTTTTAGACAATCTGGACGATCTGCCCATTTTTTAAAAGTAAATTCAGGTGCAGAAGTACTGCCTTTAGAAAATTTAATTTCCTGAACATCTGACATATGAACAACGGCAGTCTCACCTTTGCCACCGTCAGCTTTAACGGCTTGCATTAGAGATACTAAACCAGCCCATGCTCCAGAACCAGCTTGTGACCATGTAGCTGGTTGGTCTTTGCCAACAGCAAGGCGAATAGAAAAACCTTTTTTCCAACGGTCTTCGCCTCGATCCGCTGGTTGCGCTTGGTCAAACCTAGCTGGGGTTGTGTTCCAAACCCATTCAGGAGCAACGCCAGGCGTTCCATTACTAAAGCACCAACCCGTTCTCAAAGTATCAATATCAAAAGCAACAGATTTTTTTAGCTTTTCTGTTACGTTTTCGGCTCCATCTTCTGAGCGCAAACTAAAAGAACGAGAAGGCATTTTGCCAACCGTTTGCTCCCTTGCGTGCCAGTTTAAGAATGGGCCTTCTGCGGAACCGCCTTGATTGCCTTCGTCAAAATCGTACATGTTGTTTTCCTTGTTTTGTTGTTTTGCCGTTGTTGGCTTAGTTGTTGTAAACAATTTGTTAACTATAGTCAAATGTTAAATTACTATTTTTTCATTTCTCTGTGTCTCTCATGGTGTTGGGCCTCACTCATTGCTGTTAATGTTGTGTTGTGATTGTGAAAAACTTCCCATCTTTTCATTAAAGCATCAGAAGCAAAAAACCTGCCGTTAGCATTTCTCTTAAATTCAATATCAAGCAAAGTAATGTTTTCTAATTTAAGCCATTCATTAACAACATCCAAAAAAGGTGGCTCGTGATGAACGTGATCTAGCCCTTGGTCAATAGATGATTGCCGCACATCGTCCATTTGTTCCCTGATTGCATCACGCAATAATTTAAATCGAATAATTTTTTGAGGGTTAGAATCAAAAATAAACCTGTAAGCAAAACGGTGAATTGATTCTATTGCGTTAGGCCACTGTGGTTGCCATCCGTAATGAGGCCATTCTCCAGTTTCTTCTCCACCTCTTTTTTGCTTAGAAAAATTCTTTGGCGTATCTGGTGGAAAAATATCTCGTTCTGGATGGCTTTCTAACGATAAACAAAGAAACTCAAAAAGGCTGCTCCCGTCACTTACATCAGATGGAGAATTTCTGCCATTTGGCATTGCCCATTTTTTTACTTCTGCTTTCGTTTTAAAACATTCCATTCCAAAATGGTATTTGCACTTGTCCAGGCCGCATCCGTTTTGTTCCATGATTAAACTCCAAACAATTCAAGGCGAGTATTTTCATCTCCGCGCCAATAAAATGAACTGGGATCAACAGGAACGATTAACCGCAATAGCTCTTTATCTCCTAAACGCAAAAACGCCTCTTGCCTAGTCAAATGAGCTTTAATCTCAGTCATTAGTTCATCAGCGTCACCGTCCTCTTTTATCTCGCACTTTTTGGGAGTAACGTACAAAAACTTAACAGCGGTGTTTCCGCTAGACTTTTGATAAAACGCACGTTGACGTTGATGCTCAATTGACATTGTAGACGGCATCCGCATGGTAGTTTTTAAATCAACAATCAGACCGTGTTCTGGGAACTTAAAATCTATGAAGCCCATAAACTCTATCGCCCAACCTTCGCCTTTAGCTTTCATGCTCACACGATGTTGGTCACCGTTTTCTGGAAAGTCTGGAACGCCATACGGTTCTAAAGCCTCAACCGCCAGTTCCGTCATAGGCTGGATGTTTGACCGTTCTTTTATTGAGGATCCATCGTCAAATTCCATCATTGTCTTATTGTCAAAATCGTTAATCGCTTTGGCTATCGCGTTATCAATCGGCATTTTGCCTGTGATCGTGTCTGCTACCGCTTGTTCCGTAAAGATGCCACGCCACATGGCTGGTGATGCACCGCCTTTGTTGTTGAACAGATAATGAGATACCCAGGCACTGGGGCAACCAATCCACTTGTTTATTTGACTAATACTTGAGTGTTTAATGCCATGCATTTCAAAACCGTTCATTTTTGCTCACTTCCATATTTGGCGATTAATAAAGCTTCTGCCCTGCCGTCATCTTTTACGCGCACAAATTTATCCGCTAAATCTGGGTATAGGCGCGTTGCCAACAAACGGCTGTGGTCTTTCTCTTTAGATAAACCGTAAGATTTTTTCCACTTTTGAGGTGTAACCAACGTGTAAGGAATCATAAGTGCTTGGAACACACCTTTTAAAACTCCGACACCTTGACCAAAATTGTAGGCACTTGTGCGGCCCATTCCAAAGCTATTCACTTGCTCTAGAAATATGTGGGATGGCCTAAACTCTCCAAAGATAGATGCGATTTCTATGCCGTTTACTTCTTTTCCAATTATGGGCATGTCAAATATTTCAACGTGGTCATAGTCCAGCAATGCAATCGCACCCTTTGCGCCAGGGTCAATGCCGGCAATCATTTGTAAAAATCCATTGCAGTCACTTCACCTTCTGACCAGTTTTGAATCTTTTTCATCTGAGCTGGGCGGGGGATCCGCTTGCCATTGATCCAAAGATTCAAAGCTTGCCTTGTGACATCAAGTTCAGCCGCCGCAGTCGCCAGCGGGAAACCTTTAGATTTAATGTATTTTTCTATGTTCATAAAACATGTTGTTACATAATTTTAATAAGATGTAAACAATATGTTATTTATTTAATAATATTGTGAACAAGTTGTTGACAATGATGATGCAAGTCTTTATATTTATAATTAGGAGAGATGGACACACGGCCTTCTCATTAGCAAAGGAAACAAAAAATGCAAAACTTAATTCCAACAACCGATTTATTCGCTAACTTTTGTGGTTATTCAGATGTAGAGCCATATGAGATCACTCGCATCGTTTCTGACAAGTGCATCGAAGTTAGAGCAATGGACACCAGCAAACAGAAAACAAAATTAGATTTCCATGTCGGTGGTTTTTCCGCTCACTGCTCTAATCAAGGCGAGCAAGCTTATGATTACACTTCAAATACTGAAAACAGCGTTCAAAGAATTCGCCTTCGCAAAAACGGTGGGTGGATGAATAAATATGATCAACGCTTCAATATCGCTGAAGCTCCTCGCAAATTTTACGACTACAACTTTTAGGTTTACAAC